AGTCGAAAGGGTAGGGGCCATGCCAGGTCAGGTTGTCTCTTCCATGTTCAGCTTTGGCAGATCAGTTGGCATCATCGAGGGAGTGCTTGCCGCCAAGCAGATACCTGTGACGTTTGTCACACCGCAGGCATGGCAGAAGCAATCAGGTGCCGCCAAAGGCAAGGACGGTTCACGCCAAAGGGTCATGGAGCTGTTTCCTCGGGAGGCGCATCTCTTTGGTAGGGTCAAGGACGATGGACGCGCTGACGCTGTTCTGATAGCACTGGCGGGGCAAGCATGACTCTACAAGAAGACGAGCGCAAGACCCTTAAGGCGCACATCTTGTGGCTGGGGACTGAGCTGGAGAAGTCCAGACTCCAGTGCCGAGCCAAGACCGAATTGCTGAAGCGGATGCTGGACCCAGAGGACTTGGGACACGCAGTCTCTAACGAGGTGCGCGCCAGCATCTACCAAATTCTCATTGAAGATTCACATAACGAAAGAGACGCATGGAACAGATAAAACAGACACTGCTCAGACCGAGTGCAGCCGCACGATGGATTGCTTGCCCCGCAAGCGTTCAGCTCTCAGCCAAGATGCCTAAGTCAGAGTCAGGAGCTGCCGCCCAGCGTGGAACTGCAATTCACTCTCTGTCAGAAAGTTGCTTTATGACCTCCAGCTTGCCAGAGGAGTGGCTAGGCGTGGAGGTGGAGGGTGTCAGGATGGACGAGGAGGCCATCACTTACGCTCGCAAGCACTTGGACTACATTGAGGGTGAGGAGAAGCGTTTGGGCAATGTCTTTGTTGAGCAGTACGTTACTGCCCTAGACACCCACAACGTTCGAGTTGCGGGTACTGCTGATGTCCTGGGCTGGAGTGATGACACTGGTGAATTTGTCATTGGTGACTTGAAGACAGGGCGGGGATACGTTGACGCTGATTCAGATCAGATGCGTATCTATGCACTTGGCGGGATGAAATTGGCAAGGAAGACATTCAAGACGGTGACAATGACCATTGTGCAGCCAGTGCATGGCGTGAACCGTAGTCACACCATGACGGTCAGTGAGTTGCTCAAGTGGGAGCGCAACGTCCTGATTCCTGCTGTACAGGCTGCAATGGCACCAGACCCCAAGGTAGTACCAAGTGAATCAGCCTGCCAGTGGTGTCCTGCCAGGGCCATCTGTCCAGCGCACATTGAAACCTTTACTGAGCTGGCTGAAGCAGCCTTACCGCAGGCACTTAGCAATGAGCAGTTGGCGTCCTACCTGAACCAAGTCTCCAAGGTTGAGGCGTTCATCAAGGCATTGGAGACCTACGCAGTCAAGTGCATCAAGGATGGTGCGGCAGTACCAGGCTGGCAGATGGGGTCCAAGAAGTCTACGAGGAAGTGGACTGATGAGACTGAGGCTGCTGGTGCCTTGGTGCTGGCTGGACTCACTCAAGACCAAATCTATCCCAAAGAAATCATATCGCCAGCAGTTGCTGAGAAGCTGCTGAACGATAAAACAGTCACGGAAACCTTGACAACCAAGGTGTCTAGTGGACTCACCTTATGCCGAGCATTCGGCATTGGTGAGTAGTGTCAGTGTGTGTTTAATTCTTAACTCTTAACTCGGAAATCAAAATGCTAAATCTTTCAAGCAACGGCGGTGGGTCTTACATTCGTTTCATGGCGCAGACACGCCAATGGGAAAACAGCTCCAAGGAGTCAATCACATTGCCGCCAATGGTGATGGACATGGACTCAGTTCGCACTGGCTGGCTCCTGCTTGGTATCGGACAGAGGGATTGGGTGGAGGACGAGTCCATTGGCAAGAAGGGCAAGCAGCCTTCCGCTGACCATAAGCGCGGGTTTAGCGTCAAGCTGTTCTCGAAACCTACAGGTGTCGTGGAGTGGTGTGCCTCTGGTGTCGGTGTCACCAAGGGGTTTGAGGCCATCTACAACGCCTGTGATGCACAGGCTGACCACAACCCTGGCAAGGTGCCAGTGATCAATTACGAGGGTGCAACTGCTCTCAAGATTGGCGCAGGCAATACGGCAATCCCTAACTTCAAGCTGAAGAACTGGGTTAACCGTCCTGCTGCCTTGGATGCCGATGGTGAGGCTGTCTACGAGGAGGAAGCACCAGCACCAGTACGTCAGGCAGCAAGGCCAGCTCCTAAGCCAGCGCCTGTGGTTGAGGATGACGAGGAAATGTTCAACTAAAATTTAAACGACAGAGGAACCCGGCCTGGTGCCGGGTTTTTTTGACCCTATGAAACAAGAACAATGGAATTTGCTCCTCATTTCACTTGCGAGACGGGTGTACGAGCTGGAGCAGAGAATAAAAACACTGGAAACTGCACATGGATGCAAAACTGATTGCCGCGGCACTAGGACACTCAAGGCCAGCAGCAAACGGACATTGGCTGGCGTCCTGCCCGGTCCTTGACCACGGACAGGGAAATGGGGACAAGAACCCATCACTGTCAGTAAGGGATGAGGACGGTAAGCTGCTGCTGAAGTGTCACGGTGGATGTTCGCAGCAGGATGTTTGGGCAGCGGTCAGGGACATGGGGTTGCTGCCTGAGACATCAGAGTGGGTGGAGCCATTGGCTGGCATTGGCAGGCGTATCAATGGACACCAGCCACCAACACCAAGGTTACCAGTACCCACTGCGCCTGCGCCACCGGTTCAGGTTGAGTTTGAGCAGGAGTGGCTGTACGAGGATGAGTCTGGCGTCACACAATTCGTGAAGCAGAGGTTCCGAACTTCAGACGCCAAGGGTAAGACGTACAAGCTGTTGAGAGTTATGTCTGACGGTACACGCCAGGCGTCGATGCAGGGTGCCAGGATCATCCCTTACCGTCTCGCTGATGTCTTGGCTGCTGGGTTTCACAGCAAGCCTATATTCATTTGTGAGGGTGAGAAGGCGGCTGATGCCTTGGCATCACTTGGCGTCTTTACTTGTACGTCTCACACTGGTGCTGGGAGTTGGCCTGCCGCCAACAGCGTTTGGTTCAAGGACTTAGCGGTGGTGCTAGTACCAGACAATGATGCACCAGGCTATCGATATGCATCCTTGGTAGCGGCTGCACTTCTTCCAATTGCCAAGAGTGTTCGACTCCTGGCATTACCCGTTGGGCATACGGAGGATGCGTTTGAGTGGGTTGCGGCTGGTGGTGATAAGTCTGGCCTGATGGCACTGTGCAAGGGGTTGGAGCCTATCTCTGATGCCTCAGAGATTGTTTATCTCCCACCACCAGCAGAAGACTCTGAGCCAGACGCCGAGGAACTGGATTCAGAGACAGAGGAAGTCGAAAGTAAGATTCTGATCGAGGAGTGGGACACTATCCAAGACGAGCCAGTGGAGTGGTTGATTCAGGACGTCCTACCTCGAAAGGGTTTCAGCGCACTGTTTGGGCCACCAGGTTCGTTCAAGTCTTTTGTGGCCTTGGACATTGCTCATAGTGTGGCTACGGGTAAGGCTTGGATGGGTAAGGAAGTATCAACGCCTGGTGCCGTGCTTTATATTTGTGGTGAGGGGCATGGAGGCATTGGGGCAAGGATTAAGGCACTGCGAGTGCATCACAAGACTGAGCCTGGCGCACCAGTCTACGTTATTCGTCACCAGTTGAACTTACGCTCATCAAAGGAAGATGTCCAGCAGCTCCAGCTTGCCATCACCAACCTAGTGGCAAGGACTCAGGTCAGGTTTGAGCTGGTGCAGGTAGACACCTTGGCAAGAGCGTTTGGCGGTGGCAATGAGAATGACTCTTCGGACATGGGATCGTTCATTGCCTCGCTATCAAAGATTCAGCGTCTGTTGGACTGTGCCTTGCAGATCGTCCACCACGTTGGTAAGGATGTCACCAAGGGTTTGCGAGGCCACAGTTCCTTGCTTGGTGCGTTAGATACTGAGTTGGAACTCCAACGTATTAATGATGGTCTACAAGATAATAATATTGCTGGCGCTGGTAATATAACTATTACTAAGCAGAAGGATGGAAGTGATGGTGCTAAGTATGGATTTCGTATGGTCAAGGTGGACTTAGATAATACTAATTTAGGGTTTGAATCTACTCAGAGTTTGGCGGTTGAGGCTACGGATGTGGCTGTAAATGTGCAGCCAGTTGGCCTGAAAAGGACGGGTCAGGGTAAGCATCAGGGCAAGGCAATGGCTGCTTTTGTGGAGTCAATCAGGGAAACTGATCGCATTCAGTCCACCAAGTTTGGTCAAAAGAAGGTGACTTTGGTGTCTCTTTGGCGTGAAAAAGTGTGGCGTGGGTTGGGTAAGACGGGTGAGGTTAAGGGTCGAGACATCGAATTTAAGGCTGCTTGGAGGGCTGCAACCAACCTTGAGGGTGTGACGTTAGACGGTGATTTTGCGTTTTTCACCACCAAGTTTAACGAGAAAGAGCACTTTTAGGGTGTTCACAAATGGGAACAAATGGGGAACAAATGGTAGACGATTTATGAACAGGAAAGTGTTCACAAATGGGGGCAAGGGTATAACACTTGCCCATTTGTGAACAGTTGGGTGGGTGTTTTGGGGTGGGAACAAATGGAAGGGGAACAAATGGCAAAAGGTAAAACAGTGGTGGTGGAGGCTACGCGCTATCCGTTGGATGAGTTCAAGGTGAAGGCTGAGTCTTTGGTGGCTAGGTTGGAACGGGTGAAGAATGACCATGAGGCTAGGTGGGGAATTAAGCGCATTGAGATGCTGGTGGATTCCAGCTTGAGGTTGAAGCTGGAGCAGCAGATGGAGAGGGTCTTCAATGCACAAAAGGAGAGGGACATCGAGAAGATGGAGAAGGCGGTCAACGGGATGGTTAAGGGGTTTGGTGTTCTTGACCAGTGGGCATTAGATAATAATATTGAGCAGCCGAGTATTAATGCAGTGGAGTGGGTTATGCAGGACAAGAGTGTGATGGTGGTGGTCCAGACTCACGCTGATGCAATATATTATCAACAGTTTCGGCCTGATGTTGGTAATAGGCATATATGGTCAATGGAGGAGTTAGAGTTATTATTGCAGTCAGATATTATTCAGGATATTATTAAGGCAAAGGCGTTACTCCCAGGCACAAGAATGGTTCAGGTGACGCCAGGTGGTAAGACAGGGTTTGATGATTGGCCTAATGCTGACGTTGACCTGAGTGGGGGAATCAAGGAGCCGTTGTTCAACTTTGAACACGCAAGGATGATGGGTGGCGTTAGGAGCCGTTAAAATCGACTCAGGTGGCATCAAAGGTACAGAGTGGTACTTGGGGTGCTTGGTTCAACGATAGACGATTGTGGAGCGTTTAAATGCCTGGCAATCCAAAGGTAAGGCAAGACGTTGCGATGTTGGAAGACATTGACAGCGACATCGTTTTGTCCATGTTCGAGGTCGGAAAGTCAAAGGCAGACATCTGCCGTGAGTTGGGTATCGGCAGGCGTGGATTGGACAAGTGGATAGACGAAAATGATTACGAGCCTATAATTACACGCGCGCGGGTGGAGGCGGCTAGTTTGTTGGCGAGTCAGACATTAGAAATTGCTGATTCAATTGATGACGATAACCCGGCTAAGCCGATGCACCGCATCCGAACGCGCCAGTGGCTCGCCGAGAGGTGGGACGCGAAGACCTACGGCGCGAAACAGGCAGCGGTGACGGTCAACATAGGCAACCTGCGCCTGGACGCCTTGCGCCAGCTCGAAGTGGTTGAGGACTTATCCACAGGCGAAACGTAGACTTTCCAGCTCTATCCTGTGGATAACTACAGGATATGGCTAAAGTGTCTGTATAGCCTGTGGATAAGCCATTTGCTTGTTAACATAATGGATATCGTATTAAGCATTCGGTGCATAACTGCTGTTTCTGTATGTTTTACGCAACATGGTGAGTCCAGACGCTGGCGGCTCCATCCTGCCGCGCCAGCCGGGTGACCCCCCCCCGTCAGCGCCAACGGCGGGGGCGGCAGTTGCAGCACCAAACGCCTACCGAAAAAAATAAAACGTAACGTAAAAAATAAAACGTAACGTAAAACGCCACACGCCAAGCGTTACACGCCTACCGAAAAAAATAAAACGTAACGCCAATCGTTACACGCCAAGCATCCCCCCACCCACCGCTACTCGCAACACGCCATCCAAAAAAAATAAAAAATGCATAATATGAAATATGACCACTGACGCTAATCCGTTTCTTGCCTTTGCCAAGTTGTATAAAAACAACCCTGTGCTGTTTGTGAAAGAGGTGCTGGGCGTTAAACCCGACCCCTGGCAAGAGGAGTTCTTGGGGCATATTGCCGCCAACAACAGGCGTATCAGCGTTAGGTCCGGACATGGCGTAGGCAAGAGTACGGCAGCGTCCTGGGCCATCATCTGGTACCTGCTACTGCGCTTCCCTGTCAAGATTGTGGTTACCGCACCCACCAGCAGCCAGCTCTACGATGCCCTGTTCGCTGAGTTGAAACGCTGGGTGAAGGCGCTACCGCCAACGCTGCAGGAGCAGCTGGAGGTGAAGCAGGACCGCATCGAGGTTAAGGAGGCACCGACAGAGGCGTTCATCAGCGCCAGGACATCACGCGCAGAGCAGCCCGAGGCGCTACAGGGCGTCCACTCCGACAACGTGATGCTGGTGGCTGACGAGGCCAGCGGTATACCAGAGCAGGTATTCGAGGCGGCAGCAGGCAGTATGTCGGGCCACAAGGCCGTGACCCTACTCTTGGGCAACCCGGTACGCAGCAGCGGTTTCTTCTTTGATACCCACAACCGCCTCAAGGATGACTGGGTGACCATGAAGGTGAGCTGCGCCGACAGCCCCAGGGTGTCAGACGCCTATATGGACGAGATGAAGTCCAGGTACGGCGAGGAGAGCAACGCCTACCGCATCCGGGTGCTGGGCGACTTCCCGAGGAGCGACGACGATACGGTGATACCGATGGAGTTATTGGAGGCGGCAACGAACAGGGACGTAGCAGTCAGCCCAATAGCCAAGGTTGTGTGGGGTTTGGACGTTGCGAGGTTTGGCTCAGACCGCAGCGCGTTATGCAAGCGGCAGGGTAATGCAGTTACCGAGCCAGTCAAAACGTGGAAGAACTTGGACCTGATGCAACTGACTGGCGCGGTAATGGCTGAGTACCAAGCGCTACCACCGGACCAGCGTCCGCATGAGATTATGGTGGATAGTATTGGGTTGGGGGCTGGTGTGGTGGACAGGTTGCGTGAGCTGAAGTTACCAGCCATTGGCATTAACGTGGCAGAATCCCCGGCATTGGGGAGTACCTACCGGAATCTGAAGGCTGAGTTGTGGCACAAGGCCAAGGCATGGCTGGAGAAGCGGGACTGCGTTATTCCCAAGGATGAGTCCTTGATTGCTGAACTGGCGACAGTGCGGTACTTCTTTACCAGCGGGGGTAAAATTCAGATTGAGGGCAAGGACGAGATTCGCAAGCGTGGCTTGGCGTCACCCGACAAGGCAGACGCCTTTTGCCTTACATTTGCCAGCGATGCCGGGACTGCGATGTTCGGCTCGCAGATGCATAAGTATGGTTCCAGTTTGAAACGTAACCTGACGAGGGCAGCATGAAATACACAGCAGCAACCAAGAAAATTGCAAAGGTGATGGGCGAGTACAAGGACAAGAAGCTGATGAGCAGCTCCGGTCAGAAGGTCAAGACCCGTGACCAGGCCGTGGCGATCGCCATGTCCGAGGCGCAGAAGATGAAGAAGGGCATGAAATGAGAACCATACCCAAAGAGATGAAACACGCCGTGATGATTATCATGGGCGGTAAGGAGCCTGGCGATTCCTGTCCAGAGGCAACCCAAGACGTAACGCTCAACCTAAAGAACCGGGAGAAGGCGATTACTAAGGCCGCATATGGTCCAGAGAACCCCAAACTGCCCAATACCGAGTTTTGGATGCGGAAGGCAGAGAAATGGGACGTCAGCGCCAAGGACGCCAAGATGAGCCGTTGCGGTAACTGCTCGGCGTTTAACCAAGACGAGGAGATGCTGGATTGCATTGCCGAGGGTATTGGTAGCGAAGACGTTGAGGATTTGGGGTACTGCGAGATATTCGACTTCAAGTGCGCCGCCTCCAGAACGTGTGATGCCTGGATTGTTGAAGACTCAGGCGAGGTTGACACCGAGTTGAAATGAACCCTCCCATTGTCATCAGCACCGTCCACGGTAAGGGTTTACCCGTACTGCTTGAGAGTATCAGGCAGTACGCACCTGACGTTCAGGTTTACCTGAAGGGTCCAGAGAAGGTGGTTAGCGGATACGGCTGCACACTGATATTGGGTGAGGCCACCAACTTTGGTGATGACTACAACGCAGTGATTCGCAGGGCGCTGAGTGATGGTTATGGGGCTGTAGTGATAGCGAATGATGATATTGTTTTGACGCCAAATAGTTACAGGATGTTGCTGGACGATGTTGCTATTTGCAAGGAGTTAAACCAAAACCCTGGACTGGTGGCGTCAAGGTCAGATGCAGTCAGGCCGTACCAGAATATCAGGTGGAATGACGGCGAGGTGCTGAACAATATGCAGTTTACGCATGAGTCATTTGTCAGGCCGTTGTCTGTTGTCAGCCCTATATTTGCTTGGATGAGCGCAGAGGCTTTTGAGGATTGTCAGTTTCCACCGATTAATTACTTCAGCGATGATGTCATCTGCGCTGACTTGGAGAAGAAGGGCTACAAGCACTTTCTTAGTGCCAGCTACGTTCACCACATTGGAAGCAGCACCATAGGACGGAACGCATACGAACTGACGCTGGCGGCTAAACCTTGGATCGACAAGAATCGTCCAAACTACGCAAAAGAATGGTTTTGAAATGGAAAATCTAAACACTGACACCCAGGCCGTTGAGGTGATGGACCTGGACGAACTCCAAGGCATCATCAACATGGAGCTGACCGATGCAGTCAGTTACATTGACACTGACCTGAGTCCAATTCGCGCCAAGGGTACTGAGTATTACCGTGGGGATTTGTTCGGTACGGAGGAAGAGGGACGTTCTCAGGTGGTGGCAATGGAGGTGCGCGATACCGTATCAGCCATGATGCCAAGCCTGATGCGGATATTCTTCAGTTCAGAGAACACTGTTGAGTTTGTGCCTACGGGACCAGAGGACGTTGCCAACGCACAGCAGGCCACCGACTACTGCAACTTTATCTTCAACTCTGACAACAACGGTTTCCTGACCACCTACGCCACCTTCAAGGATAGCCTGGTGCGGAAGTGCGGGATTATGAAGTGCTGGTGGGAGGAGGACGAGACTGTACGCATTGAGGAGTATTCAGGGCTGGATGACCAGACGCTGCAAATCCTGATGCAAGAACAGACTGATGTGATGGTGATGAACACCTATCCTGACCAGATGATGGGTCAGTTGCACGACGTCCAGATCAAGCGCAAGATCAAGGGTGGACGGGTACGGATTATGTCCGTGCCGCCCGAGGAGCTGCTGCTGGACCGTAGGGCTAGGTCATTTGATGACTCAGCCATCATTGCCCACCGCCAGATGGCCACTGTGGCTCAGTTGATTGAGTTGGGCTACGACGAGGACGAGGTGCGGGAGAACATCACCAGCAGCGACTTGGACACAAACGAGGAGTACCTTGCCAGACAGCCCGTGAGCGCGTTTGGTGTGTCTGTAGAGAGCGCCAACCCGATGATGGAGCGAGTGCTGTACGTTGAGGCGTACCTGCGGATTGACTACGACAAGGACGGGATACCCGAGCTGCGGAAAATCTGCTGCATTGGCAGCGGCTACAAGATTTTGCGGAACCTGCCAGCGTCCTACATACCCTTCATTGACTTCCCTTGTGACCCCGAGCCACACACCTCACCCTTGGAGGCCATGTCCATCTTTGACATCACGCATGACCTGCAAGAGATCAAGAGCGAGATTCTCAGGAACACGCTGGACAGCTTGGCGCAGAGCATCCACCCAAGGACTGCCATTGTGGAGGGTCAAGTCAACATTGAGGATGTCCTGAACAACGAGACAGGCGCAATCATCCGCATGAGGGCACCCGGCATGGTGCAGCCGTTCAGTACGCCATTTGTTGGACAGGCAGCATTCCCGATGCTGGACTACATGGACCAACTGCGTGAGGATCGTACTGGGATGAGCAAGGCGGCTATGGGACTGAACGCCGATGCCTTGCAGTCCAGCACCAAGGCGGCAGTGGCAGCGACTATCTCAGCCAGCCAAGGCCGCATTGAGTTGATCAGCCGCATCATGGCAGAGGGCATGAAGAAGCTGTTCAAGAGCATCTTGTTCTTGGTGACCACCCACCAGGACAAGGCTCGCATGGTGCGCCTGCGGAATGAGTTTGTGCAGATTGATCCGAGAGCCTGGAATGCTGCGATGGACTGCTCCATCAACATTGGCATGGGCAACGGCGACACCAACGAGCGCGTGGCGGCACTGATGCAGATCAGCGCCAAGCAGCAAGAAGTGCTGACCCAACTTGGTGTGGTGAATCCATTGGTGACGCCATCACAGTACAGCAGCACCTTGCGGAAGATTGTGGAGCTGAACGGGTTTAAAGACCCCAGCCAGTTCTTCAACCAGATACCCGCCGACTACCAGCCGCCAGCACCACCCGCACCTAAGCCAACCCCAGAGGAGATGCTGGCGCAGGTGCAGGCTCAGAGCATCCAGGCCGACATCCAGAAGAAAGCGGCAGAGCTTGAACTCAGCCGCCAGAAGATGGTGATGGACGATGACTTTGCGCGAGACAAGATGTATCAGGAAATGGCTCTGAAGAAGTACGAGCTGGAGCTGAAGTACAACACCCAAATCAGTACGGCTGAGATTACAGCCGCACAGAATGTTGACCGTGAGATGGTCAAGCAACAAATGCAACAACCAGGAACCTTTCAATGACCGAGGAAGACATCATCCGCAAGGGCAACAAGTCAGAGCTACTGCTCCAAGACGAGGTTTTTACCAATGCCCTGCAACAGCTTCAGGATATCCAGGTTTACAAGTGGAAGTCTAGCCTTCCCGATGAATCTGCAAAACGTGAGCAAGCGTGGGCGATGCTGCAAAGCATTGATATGTTGAAAACTGAGCTGAAGAAGATGATCGACAACGGTTGGGTGGAGCGTAAGAAATTGGAACGCACCCGTAAATGAAAGGAACTGAAACATGGATAACCTAAATATTGCCAATGCGGCAAGTGCAATTGACGCGATGTTGCCATCGGAAGGTGGAGACCAACAGGACGTTGAGTTGCAGGAAGAGTTGACGCAAGTTGACTCAGCGGCTCCAGAGGAGGAATTGCAAGACTCCAATGGGGAACAGCCTGATGAGGATGAGGCCGAGGAGGAGGAGGACAAGCCACCCGTATTCACCGTCAAAGTTGACGGCAAGAATGTCGAGGTCACGCTTGAAGAACTCCAAAAGGGCTACAGCCGAGAAGCAGACTACACCCGCAAGACTCAGCAAGTGTCCGAGGAACGAAGGGCGTTCCAGGCAGAGGCTGAACTTGTGCGGACGGAGCGCCAGCAGTATTCCAAGTTATTGGGGTCACTCCAGGCTCAACTTCAGCAAAACGCTGCACCACAGGTCGATATGGATCGTCTTTACAGTGAAGACCCAATCGAGTGGGTGCGGCAAAAGGAACTTGCAAGAGATGCAGAGAAAGTACACGCAGCTATTCAGTCTGAAAGGCAGCGACTCTCTCACATCCAGGCGCAAGAGCAATACCAGTCTATGCAGGCACACCTTGCACAACAGCAAGATGCCATGCTCAAAGCCATCCCTGAGTGGAGCAATCCAGACAAGGCCAAGGCTGAAAAGACTTTGCTGATTGAGTGGGGGCAGAAGCTAGGCTTTTCCTCCGACGAGCTGAAGAATATTTTTGACCACCGTGCTGTCGTTGCGCTGCGTAAAGCTGCGCTGTACGACCAGATGATGACCAAGAGGGGCAACATCAGGCCAGCGGTCAACAATGGGCCTAAACCCGCCAAGCCAGGTGCAGCGGGGAGAATGGACAACGTAACTGATGCTAGAAGGTCTCAACAACGTCTTGCTAAAACTGGTCGCGTCAATGATGCGGCTTCCGCAATTGAACATCTTTTGAGGTAATCAAAATGGCTATCGTAAGCAACACATTCACCACATACTCTGCCAAGGGTATCCGTGAAAATCTCAGCAACATCATCTACAATATCTCACCAGAGGAGACACCGTTCCAATCCAACATTGGAAAAGACAGTGTGCAAAACACGCTGTACGAGTGGCAGACCGATGCACTCCAAGCTGCGGCTACCAACGCGCAACTTGAGGGTGATGACATTGGAACCTATGACCCTGTTACCGCAACGGTGCGTATGCAGAACTACTGCCAGATCAGCCGCAAAACTGTGGTGCTGTCCAACACCGAGGAAGTTGTCAACAAGGCTGGACGTAAGTCTGAGTTGGCCTACCAGTTGGCTAAGAAGGGCGCTGAGTTGAAGCGTGATATGGAATTGGTGATGGTCCAGAGCCAAGTTGCAAGTGCAGGTAGCACCAGTGCTGCCCGTACCACTGGCTCTGTCCTGGCCTTCATCAAGACCAACACTGATGCTGGAACATCTGGAGTTGACCCGTCTTACACAACGCTGCCAAACAGCTTGCGTACCGATGGTACTGTTCGGACCTTCACTGAAACCATTCTCAAGAATGTGATTCAAAAGACCTGGACATCTGGCGGTACACCGAAAATCCTGATGACAGGTCCGGTCAACAAGCAGCGTGTTAGCGGATTTGCAGGTATTGCTGCAACCCGCTACAACATTGAAGGTGGCGCTAAACCCGCCACCATCGTTGGTGCTGCTGATGTCTACGTCAGCGACTTTGGCAATGTGACGGTGGTGGCGAACAGGTTCCAACGCGAGCGTGATGCGCTGGTGCTGGACCCTGAGTACGCATCAGTGGCGTACCTGCGTCCTTTCCAGCAGATGGAACTGGCGAAGACGGGTGACGCTGAGAAGCGGCTGCTGATTGTTGAGTACGGCCTGAAGATCACCAGTGAGAATGCTCACGGTCTTGCTGCCGACTTGGTAACGTCCTAAACGGAGGGGTGGGCCAGGGAAACTTGGTCCACCTTCAAAAGATGGAAACACGAATCTTTGACAAAGACGAGACAACAGGCATCACCAGGCTTTGGCACTACAACCCATTGACTGATGAGGCAACCATTGAGACTCAGCAGGATGTCTCAAATGTGGTGGAAGAGAACAAGGACCAGTTCAACGCTACCGACAACAAGGCCAACTGGACAGGCGAGTGGCACAAGGTGGCAAGCATTCCACTCAACATCTATTACGAATTGCAGTCCAGCGGCAAGATTACAGATCAGGCTTACATGAAACGCTGGCTCAATGACCCCGACAACAGATTCTTTAGAACACGACCAGGACAAGTATGACAATTATTGCGGTTTGCACTCCAGCGCGTGACATGGTTCACACGCAGTACGCCTATTGCTTGGTCAATATGGTGGCCTATCACGCCTGCAACACCGATGACCGCATTGACCTGAAAATCATGCAAGGTACGCTGATACAGAATCAGAGGGCAGAGCTGGCGCTGGACGCCATGCGCGAGGGTTGCAGCCACATCCTGTTCATTGACTCTGACATGACATTTCCGCAGGACATGATCCAGCGGCTGATGGCGCATGACCTTGACATTGTGGCAACCAACTGCGCCAGGCGCAGGATGCCGACAGGCCCGACTGCCAAGGTTGGCAACAAGCTAATCTACAGCACCTTGGAGGACCACGGTCTGCAAGAGGTGGACACCATTGGCATGGGCGTTATGCTGATCAAGGCAGACGTCTTCAAGAAGATGTCAGAGCCTTGGTTTGAGACGCCTTGGCGTAATGACAAGCGTGGCTACGTTGGTGAGGATGTCTTCTTCTGTTTGAAGGCTAAAGAGATTGGGTATAAAATCTACATTGATCACGATGTCTCTCGGGAAATAGGTCATGTAGGCACCTTTGAATTCCGACATGAGCACACATGGGTGGTCAAAGACCTGCAGGACACGGAGGCATAAATGGCACTCTCTACCTACGCCGAGCTGAAGACATCAGTTGCGGATTGGCTCAATAGATCAGACCTGACTGCTGCAATTGCAGACTTTGTGACTCTTGCTGAGTCGCAAATTGAGCGCGTCTTGCGTGACAGGAATATGCTTACCCGTGGGACGGGGAACATCACCGCCGAGTACAACGCACTACCATCAGACTTCCTTGACGGGTTGACGCTGAAGCTGACGGGGACTAACCCGATAACGCCACTCCAGTTTGAGACACTCAACAGCCTGGACCAGTTGCAAAACACTACTTACTTGTCATCTGGCAAACCACTGTTCTACGCCATTATCGGCAGCAACTTTCGCGTCCTTCCAGTGCCTGACAGCACCTATGCCTACGAGCTGGACTACTACGCCAAGCTCGCCAAGTTGAGCGTCAGCAACACAACCAACTGGCTGTTGACTCAGGCACCAGACATCTACCTGTACGGCTCACTGCTGCAAGCTGCACCCTACTTGCAAAACGACGAGCGCATACCCGTTTGGGTGGCGCTGTACACCAAGGGCATTGATGACCTACGCCTTGCTGACAACAGGTCCAATCAGGCAGGAACTATGCTTGCTCGCGCAAGAACACTAGGATAAATCATGGCAGATACCACCACCACAAACCTCTTACTGACCAAGCCAGAAGTTGGTGCCTCAACTGACAGTTGGGGTACTAAGGTCAACTCTGACCTTGACCTGGTTGATGCACTGTTCGCAGCGGCAGGCACAGGCACATCAGTTGGCCTGAATGTTGGCGCTGGCAAGACGCTGGCAGTTGCCGGGACGCTGACTGCCACAGGAACTACCAACCTGACATCACCAGCAGTCACCACCAGCCTCACAACGCCATCCACCACCTTTGCCTTGGTCAACACCACGGCAACCACAGTCAACCTGGCTGGCGCAGCTACTGCCGTGAACATTGGTGCTGCCACTGGCACTGCCACTGTTAACAACACCACACTGGCGGCAAAGGCCATCACAGCCAGCACCACACTGGCGGTGACAGGCATCTCCACACTGACAGGTGCAGTTGGCGCACCAGGCGGTGTGACAGGCCCAATCACTTCAAGTTCTGCAACCATCACTGGCGGCAGCATCACAGGTATCACTGACTTGGCAGTGGCTGACGGTGGGACAGGCGCATCAACAGCAGCCGCAGCACTCAACAACCTGTTGCCATCCCAGACATCTGCCGCCAACAAGTACCTGCAGTCCGATGGCACCAATGCAAGCTGGGATGCAGTCACAGTCTCAACTGCCGACATCACAGGCACATTACCAATTGCCAATGGCGGTACAGGCCAGACCAGCTTTACCAACGGGCAACTGCTGATTGGCAACAGCACAGGCAACACGCTGACACCAGCAACACTGACTGCTGGCTCTGGTGTGACCATCACAAACGGCAGCGGTGCCATTACCGTGGCATTCACTGGTCCAGGAGCTGGCTCAGTGACAAGCGTGGATGTTTCAGGTGGCACGACAGGCTTGACCACAAGCGGTGGCCCTATCACTTCTTCTGGCACAGTCACACTGGCAGGGACACTGGCGGTAGCTAACGGCGGTACAAGCCTGACCACGCTTACAGCCAACAACGTCATCTTGGGCAATGGCACATCAGCACCCACTTTTGTGGCACCAAGCACCAACGGCAACGTATTGACAAGCAACGGCACGACTTGGCAGTCAACTGCACCAGCTTCATTTACGCAGGTTTACCCCGGCGCTGGCGTTGCAGTGTCTACAGGTACAGCTTGGACAACGAGCAAAGCAACCCCAACAGGTGTGATTGTTGGCGACACAGACACCCAGACTCTGACCAACAAGACCCTGACCGCACCCACTATTGCATCAGCCAACCTAACAACTGCATTGACCCTTGCTGGTGCAGCGGGAACAAGCGGACAAGTGTTGACAAGTGCGGGTTCTGGTTTGCCTACTTGGTCATCAGTTACTGTTCCGGGTAATTTTGGCACAGACCTGTCTTATGTTGATTACTCATTGACTGTTTCAAGCGCATTGTCAGCTACTCCCTCGCAAGTTAAGCTACAAGCAGTTTCTTTAGATGGTGTCAGCGAATTACTGATTATTGGTGGAACAAGCTCTGCTCATGCTGTTATATATAACACTAGCACGGGTACATTTGGTACACCTGTTTTGGTGCGAACTGCAAATTTATCTGATACGCAGACTATTGGTTTAGCAAAAATATCATCAACAGCGGTTTTAGTTTGTTCGTTGGTTGGTAGCAGTACGGCGCTTGAAACCGTTGTCTTGACTATCAGCGGCAGCACTATCACAGTCGGCACGGCTCTAGCTACAACATTGGCGGCAACTAGCCAATTAATTGAAGCAAACACGCGTTTGGTAACAGTGGGTTCAAGTTATGTTCTGAACTACTCTACAAATTCTGATCAATTGCCAAAGTTTCGGGCTATCACGGTGAGTGGTTCGACACCTTCAATTGGTGCGGAGTTGGCATACGCTGGCGGCTCAACTAATTCTCAACATCATTCTTACGCTCACAGTGCATCAATTTTGCTGCACTTCAGTTCCACCTCAACTACCGTTTACGCTTTTCCAATTACGGTTAGCGGGACAACATTGACGGCGGGGACACAAGCAACGGTTACCTGTAATACAAGTGGCTTTGTCACCGGCGTGTTAAGCAATAGTCGATACGCTTTGTTTTATTTAAATACAACCGGGCAAGGTGCTGTTGTATCTGTCACCGGTTCTGTTGCAAGTATTTCAACTGCGGCGACAACAGTTACATCTAGCAGTTGGGCTCCAGTCATGCAGGTGTTTAGCAATCAGGCGATGGTAAAAAGCGGGGCAAGCAGTGGACGCATAGCAGTTATTACTGATACTGCTGGCGTGGCGACTGTTGGAACAGAGTTGTCAAATAATGACCTGTTTGTAGGGTTTTTAAGCACTGGAAAGGTGCTTGTTTCATCCGCTACTAATTTTAACAACAGCTATAAACAATTTGGAATTTCGGCGGGTAACCCGGTGCTTGAAAAAACATTTGCATCTACTTTTGATGGGGCTCCTACTGCGGTAGGTTCTACACCTTATGGAAACCCTTTGTCCGGATTGCCACAAAGCGGGAGTGCTAAATTGCCGGTTTTAAGAACATCAACAGGTAAGACGGTTGTTGCAAATGGCGAAAAAGCATTTGTGTCAACTATTGATGGAACGTCTCCGGGAACACTTCAACAAGGGGCTAATCCGTTTGCATCTTTTAACGATGGAATATCTGATGCTGTTGCGTGGGGTTTGCCAACTACACAATCAGCAACGTCAACAACATTGCAGATTAGGAAAGTAACCTTGGTATGAAAAAAATTATCACTGCTGCGGGTAAGTTTGGCCCTTACGAGTCGGTCGAGGTGCTGGAAGACCGCTACCGGGTTGATGGCCCGTCTGACTTGCCATTCACCGTCATTGGTCAGGGTGAGATTACTGATGCGGTGGACGGGGATTTCCCGCCCCCGCCGTATGTTGCGCCCGAGGTGGTGGAAACCCCAGCACCGACTAAAGAAGAGTTGCTGGCTGAGCTTGCAGTCCTCACCGCCAAGATACAAGCCTTGTCATGAGCGAGATAGACATCCGATTGACGAGCCACGAGGCGGTGTGTGCCGAGAGGTATGCACAGATCAACGCTCGGCTCAAGCGGCTGGAAGGCGTGATTATGAAGACCACTGGCGTCTTGATCGTCTCCATGTCAGCCATCGTCTACGCATCTCTGACGTTGGGCAGATGAAGTGGATTTATTTGAAGTCCTGTCCAAAGCATGGCCGATCCTGCTGGCGCTGATCACATTGATTATCGTCTTGGCAAAGTTGGATTTGCGCGTGGCGGTACTGGAAGAAAAGATCAAAACGCTATTTGAAATGTGGAACAGGCGGGACAAATGATTGATCCGCTAACCGCATTTGCTGTAGCCCAAGGAGCCATAAAAGGCATACAAGCTGCCATCAAGATGGGTAAGGACATCAATGGCATCAGCGGTGACTTGATGAAGTTCTTTGAGGCGAAGGACGTTATCGCCAAAGAGTCGGTCAGAAAGAGGCCCAAGGGCTTTGGCAAGAGTGATACGGCGGTGGCGTTTGAGACGGTGATGCAACTCAAGCAGCTCCAAGACGCAGAGAACGAGCTGAAGCAGATGCTGATATGGTCAGGCAACGATGACGTCTGGAATGCCTTGATGCTGGAGCGCAACCGAATAGTTGCTGAACGCAAGAAGGCAGAGGCAGAGAAGGCTCAAGCCAAGGCACTGAGGGCAGCAGAGATTAACGACATCCTGACCTTTGGCCTGTGGGCTGCATTGGTGGCTGTAGTGATTGGTTTAACCGCGTGGCTTACGTGGCAACTTGTGGGGGACACATGAAGGCAAAGCTGACATTCTTTGTCACCTTGATGGTCAGCTTGACGCTATGCATTGTCGTGATGGCAATGGTCGCGGTGATGCTGATGGGATTGTTTGATGAAAAGGTCGACAACAACAAGATTTTTGAATTGGTATCCCCGGCGTTCCAGACCATCATTGGTGGATTCATTGGCCTATTGGCTGGCGTCAAACTATCTCACGATGAGGAGGAGAAATAATGGATTGGCTTAAACAGATTGCACCAACGATTGCTACGGCTCTTGGTGGACCATTGGCTGGCATGGCGGTATCTGCCATCTCCAAAGCCATTGGGGTTGACCCCGAGAAGGTTGGCGACATGATCAGCAGCAACAAGCTGACGGCAGACCAGATTGCAATGGTGAAGATTGCTGAGATTGAGTTGCAGAAGCAAGCGCAGGAGCTTGGCCTCAACTTTGAGAAGCTGGAGGTGGAGGATAGGAAATCCGCAAGGGATATGCAGTCAGCCACCAGGTCCATGATGCCGCCAATACTGGCTGGTGCCGTGACCTTGGGATTCTTCTCCATCATGGTGATGATGTTCTTCAACCAGATTGATTCCAACAAACCCGCCATCCTAATGATGCTGGGGTCACTCGGTACAGCCTGGACGGGCATCATTGCTTACTATTTCGGCAGTTCTGCTGGAAGCCAGGCCAAGACAGATTTACTCTCAAGGAAATGACTATGAAACCCGGACTCTACGCAAACATCCACGCCAAGCAAGAACGAATCAAGGCCGGAAGTAAAGAGAAGATGAATAAGGTTGGTAGCAAGGCAGCGCCTAGCGCCAAGGACTTCAAGCAAGCCGCCAAGACAGCCAAGAAGAAATGAAGACTCCAGCTTGGCAGCGTAAGGAAGGACAAAACCCCAAGGGTGGGTTGAATGCTGCTGGACGGGCGAGTCTGAAGGCGGCTGGGCAAAACATCAAGCCACCCGTCAAGTCTGGTGACAATCCTCGACGAGCCAGTTTCCTAGCGAGGATGGGAAATATGCCTGGCCCAGAGCGTAAAGACGGTAAACCCACCCGGCTGCTGCTGAGTCTCAATGCTTGGGGTGCCAGCTCCAAGGCAGACGCCAAGGCCAAGGCCAAGGCAATATCAGCGAGGAACAAATGACACCTCACTTCACACTCGCTGAGTTGACTTGCACTGACCACAGGACGCTGGACAACACGCCAAATGCACAGGAGCTGGCAAACCTTCAGCGGCTGGCTGAGTTCTTGGAGACAATGAAGACAGCACTTGGCGGCAAGCCTGTGATGATCAACTCAGCCTTCCGCAGCAAGGCTGTCAATGATGCCGTAGGCAGCAAGGACACCTCGCAGCATAGGCAAGGACTAGCCTGTGACTTTAGGGTGCCTGGGATGACGCCAGACGCTGTGGTGAGGGCGCTGATTTCGGCTAAACTTCCCTTTGACCAAATCATCCGTGAATATGATTCTTGGACTCACATCAGCATTGCTGAAAAGCCAAGGGGTCAGGCTCTAATTATCGACAAGCAAGGTACTAGACAGTTTGTCTGAAAGATCAATATGCTGATGCCCTTAAAGATACCAGCAGGCGTTTACCGTAACGGCACCGAGTACCAGAGCATGGGTCGGTGGTTTGGCGCTAACTTGGTTCGGTGGTTTGAGAACACTCTCAGGCCAGTTGGAGGCTGGCGCAAGAGGGCTAATGGACAGATGTCAGGCACCTGCCGTGGCATTATCAATTGGCGGGACAACAGCTCAACCCGGTGGATTGTGGCTGGCACCAACACCAAGCTGTATGTGATGAACCAGGCGGGGACGCTGAAGGAAATAACCCCAACCATATTCACACCTGGTGCAGCCGATGCGTCACTGCTAGTTGGCTATGGCTACGGAAACTATGGTGCATTTGCGTATGGTGTGGCTAGGCCAGACACTGGCGCAATCATCAACGCGGCTACTTGGTCAATGGACACTTGGGGTGAATACTGGGTAGGTTGCTGCAATAGCGACGGTCAGTTGTTGGAGTGGCAGTTAGGATTCACAACGCCAACCAAGGCGGTGGCAATTGTCAATGCACCCACCAGTTGTGCGGCTGTAATGACAACCTCTGAGCGTTTCATGTTCGCCTTGGGTGCCAGCGGTAATCCTCGGCTTGTGGCTTGGTGTGATCAGGAGGACAACACCACCTGGTCACCAGCCGCCAATAACCAAGCAGGCAGCTTTGAGCTGACAACTGTCGGCTCCATCTTAGCGGGTAAGCGGGTGCGAGGCGTCAACCTGATATTCACTGACGTTGATGTCCACACCAGCAGCTACATTGGTCAGCCGTTCGTGTTCAGCTTTGAGAAGGCTGGCTCTGGCTGCGGCTTGATTGGACCCCAGGCTGTAGCGGCTATTGATACAGCAGCCATCTGGATGTCACGTTCAGGTTTCTGGATTTACGACGGTTACGTCAAGCCACTACCTTCTGACGTTGGCGACTATGTGTTCAGCAATATCAACTTGGAGCAGGCCAGCAAGGTCTACGCTGTGCATAACTCCAAGTTCGGTGAGATATGGTGGTTCTACACCAGCAGCGCCAGCATCGAGAATGACTCCTACGTCATCTACAACTACCGTGAAAACCACTGGTCAATAGGCACCTTGGCACGTCTGGCTGGGGTTGACAAGGGCGTCTTCAACAACCCTCTCATGGTCAGTGCTGACGGTTACATCTACGAGCATGAGGTGGGCTTTGCCTACGACTCACAGACAATTTACGCTGAGTCAGGTCCGGTGGAGATTGGCAATGGTGAGCAGATCATGCAGGTTCGCAAGGTGATACCGGACGAGTCCAACCTTGGTGACGTCAACATCAGTTTCAGCAGCCGTTTCTATCCCACCGACACAGAGACAACTTACGGTCCATTCACCAGCGCCAACCCAACCGACGCACGGTTCAGTGGACGCCAGGTCAAGATGAAGGTGACAGCCGATACTTTGAGTGATTGGCGGGTGGGGGTGATGCGCTTGGATGCAGTGCCAGCCGGGAAACGCTGATGTCTCTCAACGTACCGCACCCGCCTCAAGTCTATACGCCAGTCATGGAGGCGCAGCGTAACTTCCTGCTTGAAAACGCTGATAGGCTGAATAGGAAGACTAACGCTGACGTTGAGATCAGCAGCAGTAGGCTGATATTGACATCACCAAATGGGACTAGGTACAGTGTGGTGGTGAGTAACGCAGGAGCGTTATCGGCAACGGCACTATGACAGATATTGAGAGATTGAGGCCAGAGATAGAAAAAGCCTTAAAATATTCCTTAAACACTCACACATTTGATGATGTCGTTGAGTTGGTCCAGCAAGCCAAGATGCAACTCTGGCCTGGAAAGAGTTCGGTGGTGGTTACGGAGATTGTTCTCCACCCACAGCAAAAATGCCTAAACTACTTTTTAGCAGCAGGCAAGATGGACGAATTAGCACTGATGACGCCAATGATTGAGTCCTGGGGCAAGGGACTTGGATGCACTCGCGTCACTTTAGCTGGACGCAAGGGATGGCAGAAGACTTTTCTGGCGAAGACAGGTTACACACCGCAGTGGTGGATTATGAGTAAGGAGCTTTGAAATGGCAACGATAAACGATGCAGTTCGGCAGATGTACCTGACGCAAACTGGTAGGGAGGCTGACCCTGCCGGGTTGGAATATTTTGTCAATCGTTTTGGCTCAGACATTGACCCAGATGAGCTTGCGATTTTCAGGCAGATGGCGGCTGATGAAGTTGCTGGACAAGACGCACGTAATGCAGCAAGAACTAACTCTGGCTATGGAATAAGCCCTGAAACTCAAAAGCTACTCGATCAAATGAATGCTGCGGTAGCGGCAGGACAGGCGGCAGTGGCGCAAGCGCAGGCTGGGCGTGATGCCAGCGCAGCATTTGCCAACAGGTCAAACGTCCTAACACCAGAGATAGCACTGGCTTTAAGCTATAGAGCAAGCACGACTGGCGTACCTGCTTCCGAGCTTGATTATTACGGCGGTCCTGCTGCTGTTAGTGCTGCTGCCAAAGCTGCTGGCTTTACGGCAACTGATGAGTTTATCCAGAACTATGAAGCAGCAAACAATTTGCCTAGCACTATTGCAGCACCAGCTGCTACAACTGTTGCAGCACCAACTGCAGCACCAACTGCAGCACCAGCTGCTGGAAATGGAGCGACAAATGCTGGAATGTCAATTATTAATGCCTATCAGCAAGTTCTAGGCAGGACGCCAAACGCTCAAGAGATCGCCTACTGGACAAATCAATTCGGGCCTGACGTTGATGCAGCTGAATTGTCAGCCTTTAATACTGCTGCTGGACCAGAACTAGCTGCTAGAACAGGAACTACAACTGGAACTGGAACTGGAGCGACAACTGGAACGACAACTGGAACTGCAACGCCTGCTGGGATGTCAATCACACAGGCGTATCAGCAAGTTTTAGGCAGGACGCCAAACGCTTCTGAGATTGCCTACTGGACATCTCAGTTTGGGCCTGACGTTGATGCAGCTGAATTGTCCAACTTCAGTGTTGCTGCCCAACCAGAACGAGCTGCAACACCAACAACAAATGCTGCTGTTCAACAGATGTATCGGCAAGTGCTAGGCCGTGAGCCTGACGCTGCTGGCTTGAAATATTTCTCAGATCGATTTGGGGCTGACGTTGACGCATCTGAGTTGGATATCTTCAAGGGGATGTCTACGCAGGAGATAGCTGCTAATGCTGCTAGGACTGCTGGCACTGGTGCTACCACTGCTGCAGGGATGTCCATTACACAAGCCTATCAGCAAGTCTTGGGCAGAACGCCAAACGCTTCTGAAATTGCCTATTGGACATCTCAGTTTGGTGCATCAGTTGACCCAACGGAATTGTCAACCTTTAGTGTTGCTGCTCAACCAGAACGGGCTGCAACACCTACAACAAATAGCGCAATCCGACAGATGTACTTGTCAGTGTTGGGTCGGGAGCCTGACGCCTCTGGGTTGAAGTACTTCTCTGACCGATTCGGAACTGATGTTGACGCAACTGAGTTGGGCATCTTCAAGGGGATGTCAACCCAAGAGATAGCTGCTAATGCAGCCAAGAATGCAGGCACCGGAACTACTGCTGGTGGACTCACTAGGCCAACAACTCCAACGCAAGTCACAGGCACTCAGCTTGCACCAGCCACAACGGGTGCGGGTTTCACCAACATCTACACGCCAGCAACGATTCAGCAGAATGCGCCTACTCTGGCGCAAATCAATGCTGCATCTCAGTCGGCTAACCCGTACCAGTCCCTAATGGCGCTGACGCCTCAACGCACACTGTCACCAGCGTATGCAGCCCAAGCTGGGCAGACAGCCGCCAACACCAACCTTGGTGGCTTCAACCCAGCCGTTTACAAACCACCAGCGGCAACGACAACGACAGGAGGTGGCCTGTTAACCACTGTGGAGCAACCGGGTAGTGCTAATACTTCAACTGGCACTGGTATGGCGGGGATTAACAACCAAGCAGCTCTGTCAGCGGCTCTATCCAACCTTGGGGCTACAGGTGTAGGACAAACATTAGCAACAAGTGTCGGAAATCAACTTGGTAGTTTGACTGAGGCTGACATTTTTGGCGGGAACTTATCTGCTGTTGACCCGACTGCTGTTGCACAGGCTGCTGATGCGGCTGGCGTTAATACAAGTAATCTTTCAGAAGCAGAAGCCGCATTCCAAGGACGCCCAGGATATGGAACTGTAGATCAAGGCGATCCAAATCCTAGCGATCCTATTGGTGGGTCCGCTGGTGCCGAAAGCGGTAACTACGGTGGTAATTACGGTGGTAGCGGCAGCGGCTACATGGCAATGGGTGGTTTAGTTACGCCTCGACAAGTCAAAGGACCAAACCCACCAGGACCAGACGATGGCTACTCTGGCCTAGACATTGGCGAGTACGTCATCCGAAAGAGTGCAGTCAAAAAGTATGGCGCGAACATTTTCGAACAAATTAACGCAGGCAAGATTCCAGCCAAGCGTTTGAAATCTCTGTTGGAGTAACACCATGAGCAAAAGCGGCGGAAGCCAGACAGTCACCACACAAATTGACCCCACAATTAAAGCGGCCTACCTGCAGAACTTGCAGCAGGCGCAGGGCGTAGCCTCGGCATTACCCGTCAAGGAGTTTGCTGACTTCAACCCCATCTATCGGGCTGGTGAGCAGCAGATGGTGAACACTGGTTTGGCAGGCCGTGGCATTGACACTACCAACATTGCTGCCGAGTACGCCAACCAAGCAGCGCAGTTCAACCCTTACTATGTGGGCGGCGTCAATGCCGGGATGTCCAACCAGTTTGGTGCTGTTGGCTACACACCCACCGCTGCTACTGCTGCTCAGAGCAACATGAGCAACATCAGCAACTACATGAACCCGTACACTAATCAGGTCATCACCAACAACCTGAGTGACATTGAATCTGCGCGGCAGGCGGCTGTGCAGCAGATGGGTGAGGCCGCAACCAGGGCCAAGGCATATGGAGGTTCACGCCAGGGCGTAGCGGAAGCAGCCACCAACCGAGCATACGCTGACAAGGCGGCTCAGATGTCAGCACAGCTACGCCAGCAAGGGTTTGACACCAGCGCCAACCTGATGCAGCAAGACCTAGCACGACAGCAGCAGGCTAACCTCCAAACAGCAGCACAAGGCACTGGTGCGGCTCAGTATGGTGCTGGTGCCATCAACGCTGCGATGGGCGGCAACGCTGCAGCCATGAACGAAATGCAACGCTACAACGCAAGCCTGGCGCAGCAGTCTGACCTAGCTAACCAACAGGCTTACGCTGCCGCCAATGCCCAGCGTCTTGGTGCGGCTGGACAGCTAGGCGCACTCGGAGCGCAGCAGCAAAACCTTGGTCTTGGCGGCGCACAGGCTGTCATGGGAGTAGGGTCAGCGCAGCAGCAAATGACCCAGGCGCAACTTGATGCACTGCGCGGTATTGGATTAGAGAAGTTGGGCATTACTCAGCAGGCAATGTCCACTGCTTTGCCTAATGCTGGCGGTAGTCAAACGTCTCCAACCTACAAGAATCCATTGTCCAGCGCACTGGGTGGTGCTGGATACGGTTATACGCTTGGTGCTTTACCAGGCATGACTGCAATTGGTGGTCCTGCTGGCGCTGCAATTGGTGGTCTTATTGGTTTGTTGGGGGGATAAATCATGGCTGACTTTAATTTAGAGGGACTGCTGGGCAACGTCTTTGGCGGTGGTGGCGGTAACGCATTGGACGAGTACCTGACACCAGAGCAACGTGCGGCTATGCAGCGCAATTCAATGCTGGCAGCGTCAGCAGCCTTGCTGAAGGCTGGCGGGGAAAGCACCCGGCGCATTGGTATTGGCGAGGCTCTAGGTGGCGCGTTTGAGGCAGGCCAAGCCAGGTACGAGAAAGCGCAGACGGGTGCCTTGACGCAGATGGGCATGAAGCAGAAGATGGAAGAGGCGAAGAAGGCCAAGGAGCTGAATGCTCGACTTGCCAGCATCATGGGGTTATCAACACCTGGTGAGATGGAATCACCACAGGTTACAGCCAACAAACTAATGCAGTCAGGACGGGCTGCAATGGATGCGGGAGAATTTACCAAAGGCTTTGACTTTTACAAACAAGCCAGAGAAATAAACCCTCCAGAAGCGGCTGCTGCGCCAATTGAGGTTACTGGTCCTGACGGTAAACCTATGCTGGTGACACCCCAAAGAGGTGGTGTATACACACCAGTTGTTGGGTATGGACCTAAACAAGAGGCTTTAACACCCGAAGAAAAGCAGCTGCAGAGAATGGGACAGCCGTTTAATATGCAAACTCTTGGGGCTTTGAAAAGGGCTGGAGCAGCTCCACCAGCGGACAAGGCACCACGGACACAACAAGTACAACTTGAGGATGGAACGATTGGTCTTATTAACATGGACACTGGGGCCATTATTCAATCCACTGTTGGAGGTGCGCCAGCCAAGGGTAAGGGAACTGCACTTACCGAAAGTCAATCCAATGCAATGGGTTTTGCCCAGCGAATGGAGAGGGTCAACAGCATCCTTCCTCCACTTGAGGCGGCGGGTTCCTATCCAGGTGTTGGGTCTGCTATTGCTGGAGCAATACCATTTGTTGGCGGTACTGCTGCAAGGCTAACTCAGAATCCTGATGTGCAGCGATACCAGCAGGCTGCAAATGATTGGATAAGAGCCAAGCTCCGCAAGGAGTCTGGTGCAGCAATTGGTGCAGATGAAGCCAAACAAGAGTACGCCACCTACTTCCCAGTGACAGGGGACAGCACAGCGGTGATTGAGCAGAAACGACAGGCCAGAATTGTGGCTACTGAAGCCATGAAAATGAGCGCAGGAAAAACTTACACACCACCAGCACCAGTGGTGCCTGGAGCTGGTGGTTCAGGCTTGACCTGGGACCCTGCCCAAAAGAAATTTGTGAACCGATAGGAACTCATCATGGCACAAGTCATTAACGTCATTGGCTACGGTGACATCTCATTCCCTGACGGGATGAGCATGGAAGAAATCACCAAGGCATTGGAGCAACTGCCACCAGCGCCAGCACCAAGGTCAATGCCAGATGAGCTAACTCGACAGGCTGGGTTGGCTGCAAGGCCAATGGCGCAAGCTGCAATGACTGTTGGTGGTCTATTGCCAATGGCGGTGGACCCTTTGGTGAACCTGTTCAACCTTGCGGCAGGGACAAAGGTTCCAACAATGACGCAGGCGACTCAGACAAACCTCAACCGTATGGGTTTTCCACAACCTGAGACTGCTGAAGAAAGGGTGGTGCAGGACGTTGGTTCTGCTGGCTATGGCACTGCTGGAGTTGCCAGGGCTGCTGGCGCAGTTGCTCCAAGGTTGCCGGGAATGCTAAGTGAGGCCGCTAAATTCTTTGCACAAAGCCCACAGGCACAGTCAGCCGCGGCGGTCACAGCAGCGGGCGCTGGGGGTGCATTGCGTGAGGGTGGTGCTAACCCCTACGCTCAGATGGGTGGTGCAATGCTGGCGGGTATGGTGGCTCCTGGAGGGCCAACACTGTCCACCACACAACGAGCCTTGTCAGTGCCTGGTGGATTGGTCAAGCCGTTCACAGAGCAAGGACGCCAGGTCATTGTCGGCAATGTGCTGAACCGTCTTGCCACCAACCCAGAGCAGGCCATGCGGAACATGGCTGAGTCTGCGCCACTGGTGCCAGGTGTTAGGCCCACGGCGGCAGGCACAGCGCGTGACCCTGGCCTGGCTGGTGCAGAGACACCATTACGTTCACCAACCTTTGACCCGTCCAACCTGTTTGGTCAGCAGATCAACCAAAATCAAGAGGCCATCCTCAACGCCTTCCGACAGATATCAGGCAAGCCTGGCTCTATCCCTTACGCTGAAGCCAAGCGTTCGGCAATCACAACACCAATGCGTGAGGCTGCATTTGCCAACAAGCAGGCGGTGGACGTTGAACCCGTACTCTCAGCCATCCAGGGCATTATGAGCAACCCGGCAACTCAGCGCAAGACGGTTGATGATGCAATGGTCTATGTCCAAGGGCTGTTGGCAAAGCGGGTGAATCCGGAGACTGGAACCATTGACCCAATGTCCCTGTACAGCATCCGCAAGGACATTACTGACGCCATGAATGGCAAGCTGTCTGGTGACCTGTCTAACCTACGTTTAGCCAAGGGACAACTAGCTGACTTGCTGCCTGTCATAGACAGGACCATTGACGCTGGCGCACCAGGGTTTATGGACTACATGAGCAAGTACGCCAAGTCCTCGCAAGGCATTGACCAGATGCGTCTGCTCCAAGGCATTGAGGCCAAGGTCACTACTGGACTGCCTAACATCAGTACGGGTAATCCAGTCCTGGCGGCATCAGCACTACGCAGGCAGCTTGCGGCTGCACAGGATGAACTAGGCACCCAGTTATCACCTTCAGCTCAGTCCAAGTTGGACAACATTATCAACGAGATTAATAGGGGCATGGCGGCAACTGCACCAGGTGTAAAACCACCAGGCTCAAACACCTTCCAGAACATGAGCATGGGCAACCTCATTGGGCGGGTGTTCAGCGAGTCCTTGGCTGATAACACTACGCTACGCACCATGACAAGGCCGCTAGACTTCCTGTACAAGTTGCCTGATCAGCAAGTGCAACAGCTATTGGTGCAGGCCATGCTAGACCCCAAGCTGGCGGCAATGATGATGGCGAAGGCCAATATTATGCGGGTGGAACCACTGGCAACATCACTGCGCCAGAAGGCACAGCAAATGGGTTTTGGAACTTTAATTGGAACAGGAGCATCACAATGAGCAAGCTATTTCGGGACGACAACGGGCAACTGACTACCTTTGGTGCGCTTGGCACCACCCAGGTGATGACGGTCACAGCCAGCAGCGTACAGTCCACGGCAGTGGGCGCTGGCGTCACCATGCTGCGGCTAGCGAACGGTGGAGGGGCGCATTGCCACTTTGCCATTGGAGCCAACCCCACCGCCAGCCTGACCACCTCGCCCATGCTAGGGACGAATACCATCGAGTATGTGGCCTGCGCTGGTGGTGACAAGGTAGCTGTGATTCGTGGCGCTACTGCCACCGATGTGTCAATCACGCAGATTTCGTAAGCGGTATGCTGCTATGGCGTCCTTGAGGTCGCCCCTGAGTTGCTCAAGCTGGTCCTGCTGCTGCTGCAACTTTAGGTAGACCTCAAGCGCAAATTTATCGAGCGTCTGGCGATCCCAGGCTGCGAAATTCGGTAGATCGTTCAATTTGATTCCTTATCCATTCAGGGCCAAGTCGTATCAGGGCAATGCGCTGGCTTTGGGTCAGTTTGATTGAGTAGACCACGGTCAGTGGCTCACCTCCACGCTTGGCCTTGTCGATGCGTTTGTCTCTCATGGACGCTTCCTTGGCAAGGGTGCCCAATACTGCCAGAACTGCGTCTCGCCTGTGCGGTAAATGTAGTGCCCCATTGTTGCCACACCAGAACGCCCGAGTAACAGCACCTTGACACCTTGAGGTGTCTGATCGTCGATAGGCATCCAGAAGTAGTCTTGTGCCACTGCTGCCGTGAAGGTGCTGTCCAGACGGAACTTCTGCTCATGCTTGAAACGCTCAAACTCTTCGTCCTCAGTATCCATTGCGCTCCTTCAATTTGGCTTCTGCCCATAAAGCGCCAAGAGCAAAATAAACCCCGTGATCGTCCTTAGCGTTCTTGGCCCTTTTCGTACTGGTCATGTTCAGCCTGGACCGCCATGTCCTCCAAGTCTTGGCTTGATAGTCAATCTCCGTGTCCGTCAGCCCCTGCCACGGGCGCTGTGCTGCGGGTGCGGCGGTGTAGGTGTACTGCTGGGTATAGAGTTTGTGTTTGCCAACTGGCAACGACAGATATTCCAGCCGCCAGTTTTTATCAAAAACTTCGATGATTGCCCCACACTTTGGTGCCACTAGCTCCTGCTCTGGCTGCTCCAATTCCCTGCGCAGGGCAATAATAGCTTTATCCCTTTGAATTAGCATATGCTGCGTTTTCATGCTTGGGAGAAGCAAGGCATCAATAGACTGCTCTAAAAGCTCTCGAATTTGTTTGTTCATACATTCTTTTCCTTTAGTTTGGCTTCGGTGGCACGGGCATACGCAATGTGGCGTGCCCATCCGGGAATAGCGCCTGCTGCTACATCCCATATGGCTTGAATTTCCTCTTCCGTCAGACCCTGCCACGGGCGCTGTGGGGCAACTTTTTTTGATTGCCTTTTGATTGCCTGATGTACAACATAAAACATGGTTTCGTAATGACCGTGCTTTCCCTTTTGCATTTTTTCGTCATACAAATCTTGCACAAAGCGATTCAGTTCTGTTTTGTCATACGCCACTGGCTCTTGCTCTGGCTGTGCTGCCTTTTTACCGTCGGCAAACCCTCGCTGGTACACAATCGACAGCGTGTCGGCGGCATCATTCATCTTGTTCTGCGCTGCTTGGCGCTTTGATTCAAATCCTGTCATGTCACATCCTTTACTTCGTAGTCTTTAAACACTGTCCCCTTGCTGGCATTGCCACGCCAACATTCTTTAACCCAGCCTCGTTTGCCAGACTTGTATGTACGCCAGTGACCTCTGGCTTGATGCCTGCGTGGGCTTGCGTGTGTTCCACCGCGAGACTCTGACTGCGGTTTGGGCGGCTCAATGATTACCGTGTGCCAGTCGTACAAAGGCTTTAATCCACGCTTGGCTCTGCTTGCGTTGGCCTTGTGTGGTGTTGGGATGTAAGCCTCTACAGGCATATCCAACGATGCGTAAAACATAGTCACAATCGCGCACATCATTGACTGGTCTTGCGGGTCAATTGGCTTGTCAACCTCTCCCGTCTTTGGCTCACCATTGTCTTCAGCAAAAAGAAAAGTCCCAAGGTTTTTGTACCCTGTTGGCTTCATAATCCAGCCCGTCACAATTGTTGCTGTCGGCTCTGCCAACACTGACAGCATAAAGTCACCCTGCGCTGTCTTGCCACACAACATCATGTTTTTGTACGGCGCTGGGTGGAGCAAGTATTTGCGTTGGTCATAGCCAATGTATTCCTTGATTGATCCAGTTACATCAAACCATTGCATCTGAGTTGGGTCAAGGTCAGCCACCGACACCATCTTGATCATTTCTTTGACTAGCGGTGTCATTGCGGCTTCTCCTCGTCTCCAAAGTCCATATCAACAGGGTGCGGCACATCGTCATGCACGATAACGCCATGCTCATCTTCCGGTAAAAACTTACCGCATACTACGCAGTAATATCCTGTCATTACATCCCCTTATCGGCCAGTGCTTCGGCCAAGATTAAATAAAACAATTGGTAGTCAGGCTTACCCTGCCGGGAATCAAAATACTCTGTAAACTCATTCGCGGCACTGTTTGCAATGAAATGTTCCCAGCTTGAGTCGTACTTAAAATTTTCAGCCATTTCCCGCAGCGCCGTGCTGATCGGGCCGTATTGGAGATGTTCGTCTGCCGGGTGGATGCGGTAGTAGCGCATATCGTCAACCAAAACAAGTTGTCCGGTTGTTTGCCAAGAGTCTCCTGAGTCCACCCATTTTGTTTGTATCTTCGCCCCTCTCGCGGCAGCAAAAAGTAAGCGGCTCATGTCAAATACCCCGCAAAAAAGGACAGCGCCACTAGCGCCACCAACGCGAGGACAATTGCCAAGGCGGTGTCGAGCCAGCCGTAGGCAAATAAATCTTCAACATCATCGTCTTTCATGTTTTGTTCCCCCGTGATGGCAAGCTAAACGCTTTCAGACTTCCTTCTCTCGGCACCTGACGCATACTGTCACCGTCACCGGGGCGATAGACTCCACGCTCCCAGATGCTGAGAGCTGGTGCGCAGACTTCACCAGGACGCTTGATGCGCTCCACGTATACGCCAGCCGACTGTCGTGCATCTCGGCTGAGATACACATTTGGGAGCCTTTGCATATGCGCTGGCGCTTTGCTACGGTCAATGTCCTTGAGGTTGCTCATTTGATTTGTGTCCTAAATCCACGTTTTGTAAAACACTGAACGCTGCCGTTGTCCAGCAGCTTCCATGTTGCATTCTCGCCACCGCACATTGCCTGTGCAGCCCGTGAGAACTTCTCCATTGCCAATTGCTCACGCTGAGTAGCTTTGGCATCAGCCGCCGCATCTATTGCAGCCTGAATGTCGCTAGGTCCGTCTAGCAGGTAGGCCGTGGACAGCACCAAGGCCATTGCTACCGCAAGACACCAATTAATTGCGTGATTCATATTGCGCTCCTATCTTCGTAGCGTTCTTGGCCCTTGTCGTACTGGTCATGTTCAGCCTGGACCGCCATGTCCTCCAAGGCTTCTTCCTCAATGGTTGCCGCCAGATCGCCAATCACCTCAGAGATGTCAACGCCTTCCACCAGCGCCCAAATCAGCTCAATGCTCTCGGCACTGCCGGGTTCGTCTCGGGTTTCGCGTTCTGCTTCTTCGTAAGCCAGATAGCAGTCAATAACTAGACCACCAGCAGTCTCAAAGCGGTGGTTGTACAGACCCTTGAGGTCTTCCTTGGTTGGCTTGTAGCCTGTTGACCAGACGGGAGTTTTCATGATGTTTTTTCAGGGGCCGAAGCCCCGTTGTGGTTTAGGTTGAACGAACACACCCATCGCAATTGCATGGAATTACGCTGTCTTTGGCGTATTGCCGCAACTCTTTCATTGAGTCAAAACCCATCGTGTGGCAAAGGTCTTGTTCATCAAGGCGAAAACCATCAGGCAGATTTAAGATGTAAACGCCATCGTCAGTGTCTACGTCACGGGAAACATTGAGTTTGTATTTCATAAATTTTCCTAGTTAAGTCCCTGTGCAAAGTGCTAGGGCTTGAGTAGGATTCTAGCGTACTGCTAGTACCTGTCAAGCACTCAAGCAAAAATATTTCAACTGAAAACCCTTAAGGGTAAACACCTACACATTTAGTCTCAAGCATTACGCTAGAATTCTTCGCATGGAAAACAAATTGACAGCAACGCAACGCCAAGAGCTTGCAGAGAAGGTTGGACTCAACGAGCAATGGCTCTACCAGTGCCTCAGCGGTAGGCGGGACATGAGTCCAGCAGAGGCCATCCGAGTGGAGGCTGCATCTGGTGGCAGCGTCACCCGGCAGATGCTGTGCCAAGGGACATGGGCCAAGATTTGGCCTGAGCTGGCATGAAATATCTGTCAGTCTGCTCTGGCATTGAGGCAGCAACTGTCGCCTGGCACTCGCTGGGTTGGACGCCGCTGGCTTTCTCGGAGATCGAAAAGTTCCCATCACAGGTGCTGGCGCACCACTACCCCAACACGCCAAACCTTGGCGATATGACTCGCTTTAAGGAGTGGAATTTTGAATCAGATGTCAATGTTCTTGTCGGAGGAACTCCCTGTCAGTCATTCAGTGTCGCAGGACTCAGAAAAGGATTGGATGACCCTCGTGGCAACCTCATGCTCACGTATCTTGCCATTGCTGCAAAGCAACGGCCCAAGTGGGTGGTTTGGGAGAACGTGCCCGGCGTCCTATCAAGTAACGGAGGACTCGATTTTGCCTCCTTCCTTCGAGGGCTGGGCCAACTCGGGTATGGGTTCGCCTACCGAGTTCTTGACGCTCAGTATTTTGGAGTGGCCCAGCGCCGCCGCCGTGTGTTCGTTGTCGGATGTGCTGGAGATTGGAGAGCTGCCGCAGCGGTACTTTTTGAGCGCCACAGCCTGCAAGGGCATCCTGCGCCGAGCAGAGAAAAGGGGCAAAGAGTTGCCCCCACAATTGCAGGATGCTCTAACGGCGGTGGCGCAAACGGTCCAGGCAGAGATGTAGACAGTGTGGAATCATTGATGATTGCCACTATGCACTCAGAGATCAGCCCAGCACTCAAAGCAAGGGACGCCAAAGGGCCATCCAGTGATGGCGATGGCGATGGCGATGGCGCAATACTCGTGCCAATGATGGCGCAGCCGATTGCCCTGCAAGATGTCCGAGCTGTAGAGAAAATGCAAAATGGGAAGGGCTGGAATGATGATGGCACAGCCTACACGGTTGATACCCATGCAACTCAGGGTGTGATGCAGCCAATCCCTTTTGACACCACCCAGATCACCAGCAAGGCAAACTACAGCAAGCCACAAGCTGGTGACCCATGCCACCCACTGGCGGCAGGAGCTCACCCTCCAGCGATAGCGCAGGCAATGGCATTTGATTGGCAATCAGGAGGTGATGCGCGAGGTTTAGACCCAAAACCTACAGCGCAACTGCAACGCTCCCAGACTCCAGCAATCATGCAACCAGTGTATTCATTCATACAAGCGTCAGCGCAACAAAAGTCTACAAATTCTGTTTTAGAAGGGTTGTCAAACACTTTGACGGCTAGGGCAGAAAACAACAACTTTTTAGGCGGTCAAGCAATGGCAGTACGCAGGCTCTCTCCAAAAGAATGTGAACGTCTCCAAGGCTTTCCTGATGGCTACACCGACATCCAGCCCAAGGGCAAGGCAACACCAGATGGCCCACGCTACAAGGCTTTAGGCAACTCTATGGCAGTGCCAGTGATGGCGTGGATTGGTGAGCGCATTGCTCAAGTTGAAGGAATCGCATGAGCAATCTACAATCTCACCAGGCTATGCAGTTGCCTACTTTAGGGACAGGCCATGTGCCTGTCCCATCCTTTTCCCGGGTCATTGGCATTGACCCAGGGGCATCAGGCGCCATTGCCTTGGTGGTCAACGGGGTGCTGGTGTCAGTCCACGATATGCCAACAGTCACCGTGGAGCGCAACAAGAGCCAGAAACGCCAAGTCTGTCCCGCTGGACTCTCATTGCTGATGCAGCAGCTCTCACCGCACCGGGCAACAGTCGAAAAGGTAGGCGCCATGCCAGGTCAGGGTGTCTCTTCCATGTTCAGCTTTGGCAGATCAGTTGGCATCATCGAGGGAGTGCTTGCCGCCAAGCAGATACCTGTGACGTTTGTCCCACCGCAGGCATGGCAGAAGCAATCAGGTGCCGCCAAAGGCAAGGA